CCAGTAGAATCAGTAAGAGACGTTTGCCCTATAGACTCAGATATTAAAGATGTTGTGTATTCAAATTTAACAGGTGCTCCATTTTTATCAATTAAATCGTATCCCTCTACATAGTTACCATACATCAATCTATTACCCATAATCGTTTGGGCTTTAGCAAATCGAGGTACGTTATCATAAAGCCTTAAAATTTCAGCTTCATTTAGTACTGTAAATATTTTACTATTATTAAATGAAAATTGATACAATTGATTATTAGCAAGACCTAAATCTGCTTTATCAAGTTTCTCAATAATTTTAATTATATTTTTGTTTGACTCTTTAAATAATAAATCAACACCAACCACAAGCGGTCCTCCTGAGTTATACTCAATTATTGCAGCATTGCAAGAGTTTACCATACCTTCATTTAGCATACTATTTCTACTAAACTCAAAAGGTTGTGGTATAAATGCAGGCTCTGACCATTGAGAGGTAGCAGAGTATTCTCCGTCTACATACTTGTATCTATAAGCAAAACATATAAATCTTGTCTCTAAGAAGTTCTCCTGTCCGCTTGTTATAATAGGCGTTACACTCGGAGACTCAGTAGGTGGTTTTTTAATAACAAGTAAAGCTTCTGCTGAAACTTGGTCTATGTTTGCAATAGGATTAGGATACCTATTTGTAGTAGGTCTTATGTTTATATATCTTGGAGCATTATAGTCATCTGTAAAGAATATTAAATCTTCAATAAGGTTTACTCCTGTTATAAGATAAGTTGGATTAAAATTTAATGTAGTAGTTATACCATCACCGCTATCAATACTGATAACGTGATACGTTAGTACATTAGCTAATATATTATAAGATACAATTAAATCAAGTTTTCCTGTAGCTCCAACAGTAAATGCAGGGTCGTGAACAAACCAATAAATAGTTTCATTAGCACTGTCTTCAATAGCACCGATACATCTTGCATCTGTACTTAAAAGAGTACCATCAATATAGGTTAACGAAGTTAATGGTGAATTGCCTTTAGTATTAGTAATAACTCCTACTTCAGCTTTCTCAGTAGAACCCATTCTAATATTCATAGCGTCAACATACTCGCCTTCAGGAAGAAGTCGCTGGTCAACAACTTTATTCATCCTACCCGATAAAAAATTTCTTGTGAAATTACCCATATTATTTTATTACCTTATCCATACCTCTTAAATTCATTAAGAGTCTACCTGGGTGAATATTACTAATTCTAATCTTTGCATTTCTTAATAACGCAGTTCTGTCTTTTCTTGCTCTTGCTACAATATATTCTTGTACACCAAATTTAGAATTTAATATCTCATATTTAATTGCTGCATAAACATATTGTTCAAATAATTTATTAACAGTAATCAATGAGTTATCTCCGCTTTCCATACCATCAGATACATACTCAAGAATACATAACTCACCTGCCATACCTGAATCAAAATTAATAACTCCTGCCTTCTTATCTATTCTAAAAGTAGGATTGAAATTAGCTGTCTCCGTATTTAAACCAAATGCTGTACCAATATTATAATCAAAATACCACATACCATCGTAGTTCCAGCCATATTGACCGTCAAATTGATTTCCTTGGTTTAAATAAATACTTTTCTTACTTCTTGTAAGTCTATCAAAATCAATATCTGAATATTGTGGTCTTAATATATTACCATTTTGGTCAAATAAAATATTACCTTGTTGGTCTTGTAAGTAAGCGTTAGCAGATAATACCTGTATATTTTCAGTCAATGGTCTTAACCAACCATCTTTATATAAAGAAATACGAACCCAATTCACATAGTCCGAAGGAAGTACATATCTTAACGAATCAGCTACACTTAACTCTAATACTTTGATTTCCTTAAACGCGTCATAATTAAGCTCTTGTATCGCTCGTTTTGCGTGAAATATAACTTTATACCTTTCTTCGTTATTAACTAAGGAATGGTTTCCTGAGTACATCAATAAGAAATTATTAACTATATCATCTAAGCTGACATACTGATAAGAACCCCAGTTTTCGTCTTGAGGTGCGTTACCATTATTGTCATAATATTCATATTGAGATAAATATGCCATTTCTTTTTATTTTTATTGTTGATTGTTTTGTTGCTCTTGAATCATACCAAATTGAGCAACTTCATTTTCACGAATTGAAATACCACAATACTGAAGTATTTTCATTACTAATCTATAGTTATCTTCATAAGGAAGTTCAAAATCCTGGTAGTCAGGTTGAGACTGGTCAAATGCCGGTTCACCACTAACCAATGAAATATAAGTCCACTTTGGTGTTTTTGGGTGTCTAAAATAAACACATTCAACTTTTCCTTTAGCGTTTATAGTATCAGGAAATAAGTTAATTCTTTCTCCTTCAAAAGTATATGATGGATAAAATTCAGTTGGAGATGTTAAACTCGATGCATTAAGCATTGTTATTTTTCCAACACTTACCTTGTCAGCTTCTTTTGACGCTTTTGAGTAAATACTATAAGCTTGTCCTATTACTGTAAAAATATTTGAACTTAATGTTAATGTTGTATTTGAAACTATATTTGTAATTGTAGAAACAGTACCTAATGTATCGTTAACAACAATGTCTCCAACAGATAAACCATTAGATAAAAAAGTTGCAGCAGAGTTTACAAGTGAATTTGAAGATACTGCCGTAGTCACTCCTGATGTTAATTTTTTTGTATGACAAAGCATTTTAAGAATATAATAAGCAGTGTCTCCTGTGGTAGTAAGTGATGGTATTGAGTATATATTACCACCCAAATGTGCTAAGTAATTTGTAACTAAAAAACCTTCAATAGTTTCAGCAATAGGACCTTCAACTTCAGCATAATCACTTCCTGCTGTACGTGCATTCTCAGCATTTATAGCTTTATTATAGTTACTGAAGTATTCTTCAAATAACTCCATCTGCGCATTCTCAGCAAATAAATTGAAATCTGATGGAGAGATATACCCGTAATTATTCTTGTTAAGTATGGATAATACTGTATTTCTAACTTCGTTTATCATTTTAAATCTTTTTACAAATATAGTAAAAAAAAGCACAGAAATAAATCTGTGCTCATTTTCAAATAATAAGTTCTATTTGTTATTGAGGTAAGTTTGCCTCTAACATTTTAAGAGCATCAATACCTTCATCACTTGATAAGAAGTGACCTGCCATATCGTAAGGGTCTTCACCAAATGGTACTGATAACATTTTCTTTTTATTTGTTGGTGTACTAAACCAAACTTCTTTATCGTTATTGCGTAATGCTAATAATTTTTCTTCAAAGAATAAACGAACTTTAGCTTGAAACTGTAGTTCAGGGTCATTCAACGTAGCCAAGAATCCTCTTGGGTCATTTTTAGCAAACACTAATATGTCTCGTCTTAATTCTGCTGTAGAAATTGTAGAAGGGTCTTTACCAAACATTACTCTTGTTAGAGTTTCAATTTGTTCAAGTGAAAGTTTTCTTGCTTCAACTAAAGCATCAATTTCAATATCCAAATCTTCTACTTCATTAGCAGCATCTTTTTCTTCATCTACCTCTACAAATATTCTACCATTTAATGGATGATAATGTAAGAAAGCTTGTAATGAAGGATTAGTTCTTGGAACGCTTAAGAAACCATCTTCAAAGATGATTGGTTCAATAATTGCATTTCCATCTTGTTCGTCTTCGAAAGGAGACTTTTGATTTATCGCATATCTAAGTGCACGATTTTCATTCTTTTTTTCATCATACCACATTAAAGGGAATCGTGGATGATTTCTTGCCGCTAAACTGTATGAAAGCGGATTGCCTATTGTTAACTTATAGACTTTGTCTATTGCAGGTGTTGTTGCCATTTTATAATAATTTAATTTAATTTAATTTTTTTTACTTAAAAATATACAGAGCCTCACTAATGAGGCTCTGTAGTATTTAAAACTATATATTAACCGTAACGGAATAATACGAAGTTATTTGCACCTAAAGTACATACACATCTTTCAGACAAGAAGTTAACCTCCATTGCATCTAAGTCAGATGTTTGAGCACCTCCGGCAGAACCTGTAATCCAAGTTTTGTAACGTCTGTCCTCAGCTTCAGAAGCACGGTATCTTACGTGTAAGAATGGTCTCTTAGCGTTTTTACCCATGATTTGGTCATATACAGAAGTAGAACCTGCAGGAACCATAAGTCCAGTGATTGTACCTGTAGCCGTAGCTGCAGTAGTATTTAAACCACCTCTCATTGTAGGGTCGTTTAAGTATTTCCAATCAGACTTGTAGAAATCGTAACCTCTACGGAATCCTGTGAATCCTAAGTTTAATGCCATATCAACATCATTGTCGAATAAACCGAAAGATGCAGATTGAGCAACACCACCTGAAGTATATCCGTTTAATGTAGCTAACATATTGTCGATGTCAAAAGACAATCCACGGTTAACAAACACAACGTTTTCTTCGATAGCTCCTTGTTTGTCCAAACGAGAAACGA